ATCAACTGAATAACGAGCAGCCACCGGCTGACTCCAAAGTCATTGCAGATATAGGCCAAGGCCTCCAGATGTATTCTTACAAGGCTTTATGTGAAATTCAATCTACAACAGTTTTATAAATTCTGCGCTGAGTTGCAGATAGAAACCAAAGAAGAGGGCCTCAAAAAGATGGGCACGCTCTTGGGTACTCAGACGTATGTCATGGAAGAGATAGATAAGGGGCTCAAAGAAGATGTACATTTCTTTGTTATTCTCAAAGGCAGACAGCTCGGCATCACAACTGTTTCCCTGGCGCTTGATCTATATTGGCAGTTTACCCACCCAGGTTGGCAGGGCACACTTGTCAGTGACACAGAAGAAAACAGGGATATGTTTAGGTCTACTCTTGGGATGTATATTGACGGCCTGCCCAAAGAGTACAAGATTCCGCTGGTGGCCCATAATAGAAACCAGATGGTCCTTAAAAACCGTTCCAGAATCTTCTACCAAATTGCTGGTAACAAATCTCGCCTGGGGCAAGGCAAGGCTATCACTTAATTGCATGGCACTGAAACGGCAAGCTGGGGCAACGAGGAGGGATTAGCATCTTTGATTGCGTCCCTGGCTGAGAAAAATCCTGAGCGCCTTTATATGTTTGAGTCCACCGCGCAGGGCTTTAATATGTTTCACGATATGTACAAGACGGCCAAGAAAGCTCGCACACAGCGGGCCATCTTTTGTGGCTGGTGGCGCAACGAGTATTACCAAGTGGCTGCAGACTCCAAAGAGTATAAAGTTTACTGGGATGGCAAGCTCAAGTCTGAAGAGAAAGAGTGGGTCAAGGAAGTCAAGAAAATGTATGGATTTGAGATCAACAGCAGACAAATGGCCTGGTGGCGCTGGAAGATGTACGAGGGCATTAAAGATGAGACCTTGATGTACCAAGAGTTTCCACCAACTGAAGACTATGCTTTTGTGATGACAGGTACCAGTTTCTTTTCTAACACACGCTGCACAGAGGCAGCCAAAGCAGCAAAGAGTATCAATTATGAATGTTACAGATACGCATTTGGACAGCTCTTCCAAGACACACAATGTATTCCCAGCTCAGACAGACTTGCACAACTCATTGTCTGGCAACAACCCATTGAGTCCGCCTACTACGTTATCGGGGCAGACCCGGCTTACGGCAGCTCTGATTGGGCGGATCGCTTTTGCATTCAAGTCTTTAGAGTCTATGCTGACGGTCTTGATCAAGTTGCTGAATTTGCAACCGCAGAGCTTAACACGTACCAATTCGCTTGGGTCATTGCTCACCTCGCTGGAGCGTATAGAAACTCTACACTCAACCTTGAAATCAATGGTCCAGGACAAGCAGTCATCAACGAGCTCAGAAACCTAAAGCGCATGGCTGCTGCAATGGAAGGCGGCAGTGGTCGAGGCCTCATGGACGTACTCGGCAGTATGTCGCACTACATTTGGAGGCGCAACGATACCATGGGCGGCCTATCCAACAGTATTGGATTTCAGACCACCTCACAAACCAAAGAGCGTATGCTCTCTTACTTCAAAGATTATTTTGAGCGTGAAATGATGTGTGTGGTCAGCATGGACCTACTAGAGGAGATGCAGTCAATTGTCAGAGAAGACGGGTTCATTGGTGCGCCAGGCCGGGCCAAAGATGACCGGGTAATTGCTGCAGCGCTTGCAGTCATTGCTTGGGCCGAGCAAGTGCAGCCCCGCCTGGTTGGTATGCGTCTGTCTAAAGAGATGAGCATTAAGCAAGACCAGTACACGCCGGAGCAGATAGCAGTTGGCAAGAATGTGTCTAATTACCTTAAGATGATTGGCATTTACGGGGGCAAAGATGCAGCCACTCACTAAAGTACAGCTGTTAAAAGAGATACAACTCTTTATTCGGGACAAGGACCGGGGTATCTCACTTGATCACTTTGCGGAAGTGGCTGGAGTGACCGAGTGGCACATACGACAGGTGTTTGATCTACGTACAGAACCATTAACAGAGCACGTACAACGCAGAGTAAACCGCGCATATATGCACTGGAAGGAAGGCAAGCTCAAAGTCATGGTCATGAAAAACCGAAAAAGGTTTGTAGATTACCGCAAGGAGCCACAACCGGCCATTATTCCAATGAGTAAGCTCATCATGACTGATACGGGGTTTAAAGTGCAAAACAAGCCCCTAAATCGTCACGATTACGCAAATTTCGACAATATTTTGTTAAAAACTTGAAAAAAGGGGGTAAATATGGGGGTTCTAAAAGACTATATGTGTTCGCAGCATGGTGTATTTGAGGCTAGAGAGCCCAAATGTCCTATTAAATTTTGCGCTGGGGACTTGTCGGTGGTGTTTTTGCAGCCGGTGGCCATCAAATCGGCCAAAACAAAGGCAACAGATGCCAATATTAAGCAGCTTTCAATTGATTTTGACATGACAAACATCAAATCTACCAAGGAAGGGCAGCATCAGGAAGGGTATCTTAAGCGCAACAACAAACTTTCTGACAAAGAATTTGACCAGGCCGGAGAGGCCATGGCGCAAAACCAAAAGAAAGAGGAAGAGCAGCTGGTCAACCAAAGACTAGGTGGCGCAATGTGGGGCAATGGTGGTAATATTAGTCTAGGATCTGTAATGAAAGGCCAATTTAAGCCAGTAAAAGACGAGGCGGTATCTGTGCTGCCAAATCAAGTGGCTAATTTTTCCACGCCAGTGGCGGGTCAAGGCACTCTCAAAGACCATGAAAACTTAAAAGTAAATACCTCATGAAGATACCAAAGAATCACGCAGACAGAGAAGAGTTTTTCAGAGACATAATTTTCAAGTGTGAGGTCTCACTCGCCTCACGCAAGACAGATTACGCCGGTCTGCGTAATTGGTATTTGTTTGGTAACGGGCCTGACGAGGCTCCAGCGCTCTACAACAAAATATTTCCACACATAGATCAGCTGACCAGCTTTCTCTATTCCGCAGAGACCACACGCTTTAGCATTAACCTGGGCGCGTCTGTACCAGACGGTGAGCACAAGAAAATTCCAGTGCTAACCAAAGCGCTCAATGACGAGTGGCTCAACATGAATGCGGACCAGGTCTTCTCCACAGCTGTAACCTGGGCGCTGTGTTACGGCACAACTTATGTCAAGCTCATCATGAGCAACGGCTCGGCCCACCCGTACATGGTGGAACCCGGCACAGTCGGTGTACTGCGAGAAGACATCACATACACTGACAGACAAGAAGCGCTGATCCATAAATATTACATTACAAAGTCTGAGCTCTACGCAAGACTGTACTCGCACCCCAGAAGAGAAGAAATTGTCAGCCGAGTTGGATCTATGCCACACGAGCGCACAGAAATTGCCAACGGCCTCGAGCGCATCATTATCAGCCAGTCTAACCCCACGATCTACGGTAACGTCAACTTAGATCTTTCTGGTGGCAATAGATACAAGGCCGAGGTAGCAGAGGATACTGTTGAGATGACAGAGCTCTGGATCTGGGATGATGACGAGAAAGATTACCGGGTTGTGACCAAAGCAGATCCAGACGTAATTATTTACGACAGACCCTGCGGTGGTACAAATGCCAATGACAGTATCTTTATTAAAGGTGAGTTACCTTTTATACAAATATGTCCAAATCCCCTCTATGATTATTACTGGGGCGCATCGGAAGTGCAGCGTCTGATCTATCTTCAACAATTACGCAACAGACGCATGACAGAAATTTTAGATCTGTTGTCCAAGCAAGTCAGCCCGCCAACAGCGCTTATCGGATTCACCGGCATACTTGACGAAAAGAATTTCGCGCTCAATAGAGCTGGTGGCCTCTTGGCCACAGATATGCCCAACGCTAAAGTAGAAAAGATGGCTCCGAATATGCCCCCAGATCTTTTCTCTACTATGCGGGAAATTGATTCTATGTTTGAGGAGGCCAGTGGTATTGGTAACGTCTTGTCCGGCAAGGGTGAGGCCGGTGTACGCTCTGCCGGTCATGCCTCACAGCTTGCTAGACTTGGATCTAGTCGCACCAAGAAACGTGCGCTGGTCATTGAAGACTCGCTCGAGAAATTGGCCACGCTATATCTCAAATCCATGCAGCTCTATGACGATACACACTTCAAAGACACAGATGGACATACCTTTATTGCGGAGCAATTTACAAAGAATTTTGTAGTCAAGGTGGACGCACACAGCAATTCACCGATCTTTATGGAAGACAACAGGCAGCTGGCCTTTAACTTACTAAAAGCTGGGGCTATTGACAAAGAAAGTCTTTTGGATCTAATAGAGCCACCAATGAAGGAAGAGCTTAAGGACCGTTTGAAACACATGGAGGCCAAGCAAGGTGGCCAACCTAAGCAAGCGCCCCCTCCTAAAGCTCAGAGAGAAAAAAAGGAGGCTTGACATGGCAACAAAGAACATAGGTGGACCACAGACACAGGCCAAGGCAGACCAGCCAAGAGTCACCAGTGACACTCTGAAAAGAGAGACAACTGGACCCGGCTTGACATACAGACAAACTGGTGTTAAAAACTCGTCTGGAGGTAGGACTCAACGGTCTTACACCAGAAGTTAATACGAACTTTAAAGGACATATCATGTACAAGATGGCTAAGAGAACTCGCAAGACACGTAGATAATTTCTATGAGGAAAAAAGGGTATGGCTGCCTCCCCTGTGAAGTAGGTGGCCCAGGCCAACAGGAGAAAAACCATGGCACGTAAAGCACGCAAAGGTCGTAAGCACCGCAAAATGTAATCCGTAAGGATTGCACGACATTGGGGGATGGTCGCAAACTATCCCCCACCTCTTGACAAATTGTTAGCAAGTGGTTACAAACTAGGGCAAGGAGATAATATGAGCGTACCAAGTGATAAGTTGATGGAGTTAATGAAAGGCCCACAGTCGGCCGGAACTCCTATTCCTGATCAATTAGGTGGAATGAGTGAGTCTGAGACTCCACCGATGGGCGCACCTATGAGCACGCCAGAACCCCGTATGGGCACAAAAGAAGCAGCCATGATTAACCTTGGCATGGCACAAGATTTACTAGAGCAAGCACTTGGGTCTGTTGGATCTGATACACCAGAGGGTAAAGCAATTCTCTCGTCTATCTCCAACCTCAATAAAGTGCTTGGTCCACGCAAGAACAAAACAAACGAGTTGCAGCAGTCTGAGATTATCCAGATGCTGCAGTCACTCCCCCAGGCTGGTGGCCGTACTCCAGAAAGTATGTCCATGGCTGGTGCTCCAGCTCCCGGAACAGTGCCCACAGCTGCTGGTCCAGGTAT